GCCTAATTAAGCCTGTAGTCCATTCAGATACTGAGTCTTCCCTGCCACCTTGACAGCAGTCATTTCCTGCTTCTTGAGGTTGTTAGGGTCATACGACACATGAACCCAACCCGAATCAGGGATACCCTGTGTGTAGAACTCAAGGATAAGCTGTGTATAGTCCAAGTTGTCCATAATCCATTGGGCTAGATCAGCATTGGCAACGCCAACAATCTCTATATCAGCAGCTTGACCCTTGCAATGATCGCTGGTCTTAGACCCGCCAACAGCCGCATTGGACTCAGGGCTACGATAACCTGAGTTAACAGTAACAGACGTACCAAAATGTTCACGCACAGGCTGAAGCACTTTTTCGCAAAGAGTCTTTAGGTTCTCCAATGCCTCATCATCAGGTGTATTGTCGATACCAAGACGGGTAGCAGTGTCAGATTTTGTTAATTCTTTGAGGGTAAAGTTGGCAGATAAGTTCATTTTGTTCCTTTCAGGGTTTCGTAGGTTTGGATGCACTGGTTGAGTTTTCTAATTGCTGAGTCTCCTTCGCTGGCGATGGCGATAAGAGCCTCACTAACCTGTCCACTAAGTTCGGTTCGTGCTTCTCCAGCGTTATCTCCAACGGCAACGGGGGTAACTGAGGTGGAACATACGGGGCTTTGGGTGGGGATTGACAGGCGCAAAGCACCAGAGGCAACATCAGCCCGCAACTTAGTTTCTTTAGTTCTAGCAGCATTTTGTGACTTCCTTAAAGTTTCAGCATAGGTGTTTGCTACGTTTACCATGTTCTTCTCAGTCTCCCTTGCCTTGGCATTCAAAGAGGCTATTTCAGCCTGTTGCCGAGCATTCTCATCCTCGCTACCCTTGTAATAACCACCGCTAAAAGCGCCCAAAACAGCCATCAGAATGCCTAGCAAGACCCAAGGATTAAACAGGCTCATGGCTTTGGGGGTTCATCAGTGTCAGTGGCTTCTGCCTTGGCTGTAGCAGTTGCTATTGCCTTGACTCCAGACCTACCAGCTACACCACCAAGTACACCAGTGATGAACACCATGATGGTGCTAATCTGTTGGGTGTACACCTTGTCTATTGCCGCCATACTGCCGTTCATTGGTTGAGTAACAAACGAAACTGAGTACAAGAACATCCCCATAGAAGCCAACAAAATGCTCACCAAGACCACAATGACGAATGCCCATACTCTGACCTCAATCTCATCTGCTGTCAGGCGGCTGTTTGGTTTATATCCAATGGTTGCCATTACTTCTTCTCCTCTGGTTTAACTAACATATCTGGACAAGTGCCAGATGCGGTACAAATTGGGGGCTTGCATTCAGCATTAGCCCAATTGTTTGGGTCTTGGCAAGGATAGCGGTAGCGGTCATCACAACCCACTAGCAACACCAACAAAACTGATAAACCCCAAATACAGTAAATGTTCATTCCTGCTTCTCCCTTTCAAGTTGTTTAATCAGCTTTTGCACTTTTTCCTGTTGTTGTTTGGCTTCATGCTTGGCTTGCAAAACATCTATGTATAGCATACCCAAAATAGGCAACAACACTATTACAAGCAAACAAGCAGCAATCCATCCCACTACGCTCTCCCAATCTTGCTTATGAACCCTATCAGAAGCCATATATAAAGGAGGCAAAGGATAGTCAATAGAAGATACGCTTGCTTTTCTGCTAGGAGTCGCTCTCTTTCCTTTCGTTGCCATTGTTCTGCATCCCGCATTTTCCTTGCTTTTGCTTGTTCTTCAGCAATGATGTCCCTCATGCTGAACACTTCAGAATACAAAGCACCCATCTCAGGTGGAGACTGATAGACCATGCACTCTCTGATCTGAACTACCAACCTATCCATCTCCTGCTGTGCAAGAACCCTGTTTAGGGCTTCTTCCATCAGGTTCACATCTTCATCAAAGACTACAGTTCTTGCTTTAAGTTCAGCTTCCCTTATGTGTTCCTCAAGCATGGACTGCAGCTTAAAGAACTCACTTAAATTCTTTACGATTTCTGTTTTGACTTGAGTTTCATCAACTGCAACGTAATCAGATTTTTTACTCTTGCCAATAGGCTTTGCAGCTTGAGGCTTTGTCTTGCTACCAAAGAACCCAAGTAGCTGATTCCAGAATCCATGAAGTTCTTTACCAATGGCAACAACTTCTTCACCAGTTCGCTTAATCTCAACGAAAGACTCTTTAGCTTGCTTATAGAGTTCACAACCAGCTTGGATGTTTTTGACCAAGCCAGCCGCAAGAAGACAAATAGAGATTGGGTCAATTTCATTCTCCTATTCGGTTTGTGCTTTAGACAAAAGATTGAACATCAATGGGTAGTCAAGTTCAGGGAATAGACCAGTAACCTTGCCAACTTGTCTTGAGCCTTTGCCAGCCATATATGCCGCCTCACCAACTAATCGGGGTGAAGATGCGGCTAGATATGACAAACCAGCTGGAGTTGATGAAAACAATGAACCAACAGCACCAGCCGCTGGAAGAGTTCCAACTGCTGTAATCCCTCTAGGAGTTACCTTGTTTAAAGCCTGACCAGCAAGTGCTGGCTTGATCGGGATACCACCACCAAATTGAGGTGATGTAGCCTCAAGTTGACTCACCAAGTTGGCTCGTTGCCCGTAGTTTGTGCTTGCGTTATCACGCAATACAGTTTGAAGTTTACGCAAACCAGCATCAGCAGATGCTTTTTTACCTTGAGACAATGATCTTTCAATCTCACGAACTTGCTCTGCTGTATCAGCATAAGCCTTCATTGTGTCTGCATAAGTAGGGGCTTGTCTTTGAATGGTTGACTTTACAGAGTTGTAAATGTCTCCAATGATTCCAGTTGAACTTTTTTGATTTATTGGAATATTAGATAAAACATCATCATAGATTTTTTGCTTTAAAGCATCTAGTGCTTCAGGTGTATGGAATTCTGCTGGATTTTGTTTTCTCCAATCATCAATAATTTTGTTTGCTTTTGTAAGGTATCCAGCAGCATCTTCACTTCTTGCCACTCCTTTAAAGTAAACACGATCATTTGCTTTTTGCAATGCTGTATCAATATCATTGAAATTTAAAACAGATTTGTCCGCCTTAATGTTAACCATGCCAGAACGATATAAATTCTGTTGCTCTTGAATCATTGCTTGCAAGTTAGATTTTGTATCCTCAAGAACTTGAAGTTGGTCAGCAGTACCACGCAAGTTTCCAGTGAAAGACTTGCCTTTTGCGCCGCCTTCTTTGCCAGCTTTGTATGCCTCTTCAATAGCCATTGAACCAGCACCTGTAGTCATGCCTAAAGTTGGAGCAATTCCTTTAGCGGCAAAAGCAACTGGTTTAGTAATAACTTTTAAAGGGTCTGTATACGCTGCGGCTGTTGACAACACTTTAGAAGCTGTACTTGCTTTAGGCAGAGCAGTAGCACCACCAGTAAAGATAAGTGATGCGTCAGATAAAACACCAGCAGGGTCTGTAGCTAATGCTTGTTTTGCACTCTCTACACTTCCATATCTGTTAAGCATAAAAGCACCAACTTGTTCAGCAGACTTTTCACCTTTCAGACGCATTTGCTTTGCTAAGTCAGACTCAAAGAAAGGCTCACCAAGAACCTTTGATGTTGTCCCAACAAACAAAGTTCCTAAGTCACTTGCTGTTTTTATAGGGTCTGAAACAGCTTTAAATACATCTGTTGCCATGTTGTACAAAGAACTTGGGAAGTTGACAATTGCACCAGTCACGACTTCAGTTGTTGACAAAGGCTTTTGATTCTGTGCTGTTTGCACTTGGCTTGGTTGACTTGGTTGGCTTGATGGGGCTAAGCCTTGCTCACGCTCGTAAGCATCAATTTGTGCATCTGTGTACCCTGCCGCTTTAGCGGCTTGACGATTAATGGTTGCCATGCTTTATCTCCTGCCGCCAGTTAAGTTATTTGGGTTTGTATTTACACCTTCAACCACAAAGCTAGACAAAGGTGGTATAGGTTTTAAAGCATCTAGTTGCGCCTTGCTAAAACCACCAACACGCAAAACTTTTTCTAACTTGTCATAGGCTTTAGAGGCTTCCTCTGCTTGTCTCCGCAAGTTCGCTTTAGCTTGAGCAGAGTCCATCCCTTTGGTGACCATTGCTTTGTCAAACTCAGCCTTCTCTGGCGCAGTCAAAGCTGCACCAAACAAATCGTTTCTGACCTTGTTGACATTGTTTTGATAATTTTGCCACCATTGATATAAGGCAACACTTTTCTCATCACTTTGCTTGCCAGCCGCAAAAACTGCAATTTCTCCAATTGCATTAGTTCCATAACCAGCGTATTCTGGCTTAAAGGTGTCATAAAGACCAACAAGTTTGTCAACTCCTGTTGCTCTGTCTGCAAGTTTTGTTGAGTCGCCAAAGTTAACTGGCTTTCCATCTTTAGCTTTTTCAGCCTCACTTCTTGCTTGTTCAATTTTGAGTTGAACCATTTGAACATTCAAATCTCTAAGAACATTGCTTGTAGCTCTTGACTGATCTCTAGCACTCTTATCAGACTCATATCTTTGAGCATCGCTATTTAACTTTGTCAATTTTTCCAGCAATGCATTTTGATCTTCAAAATCAAGATTTACAAAGTTTTTGGAAACTTGGTTAGCGTAAGGCAATATCGTTGGATGAATTGCCTTGCTAGTAATCAATGATTGAATTGCATTGTCAGATGAAACTGTTTGTGCTGGCTGACCTTCTGGCGTAATAAGTTTCCATGTTCCAGATGGAGTTCTTTCAAGTAGTTTTTCACGATTTTTAAGTTCCCTTGTTTCAGGTGCAAACTGTTTAAGAATTGCACGACCAGCAAGAGTTGTTGATAAGAGTTTTTCAACTTCAGGGTCACGAGTTCCATCTTCCTTAAAAAGACCTTTAGCAAGGTTTTCAACCTTTTGAGACTCAAGTCCTTTAGATGCTTTAAGACGTTGCTCAATAACGTCAGTACCAATCTTTCCAAAACCTAGCAATTGGTTGTAAACAGTCTCATCAACAGTGCCATCTTCCTTAATAAGACCTTTAGACAACTCAAGAGCATTCGCCGCCATTCCACGATCTCGAATTCCAGTACCACGATCAATCAAACGCTGCTCACGCTCAAAGCCACGAGCCTCTGCAACAGCAGATTGCTCTCTAACCTTCATCATCTCATTACGCAAAAGGAATGCAGCTTCTTGATCTCCTGTTTGCAATGCCGCTTGAATGGCTTGTGCATAAGAATCAGGGTTGCTAGGGTCAATCATCCCAAGCAACTGTTGCCGTTGCGTAATCCTCTGCAACTGTGGGTCTTGACCACCCAAAGCACCGCCAACTGCTTGACCAAACTGATAACCAGCAGTCCTAGCACCTAAAGCCGCTTGTTGAAACGGGTCTAACTGCACTTCCTGAAACGCACGACTACGAGCCTGTGCTAACTGGTTTTGTTGGTACTGTTCAGGAGTAGTGAACAATCCTAAGATTTCTGATGCCGCCATTGTCTTTTCTCCTTATGTTGCAAAAACTGATTTTTGTTTATTGCCGAGCAATATGTCTATCAATTGTTGTTGTGTGTAAGTTGGTTGATCTGGCGTTACACCAAATGCCTTGTTCAATGCGCCACTCACATTAGGACTGTTTGCCGCACCAGCAAACAGATTTCCACCTAAAGAATAAGCATTTGCTGGAGCCATTGTTTGTGCAGCACTGGTAATGCCTTGACTCGTTAATCTACCAACATTAGCATTAGCTGTACTGACCTTTTGACCAATAGAAGTGCTTAAATCCAAAGGTTGTTGGGCTAATCGTTCAAGTCCTGATGAGGTATCCATTGCAGTAGCAAATGGTGAGTAAGCCGCTGTTTGACCTGTGTAGAACCTACCCTGCAAGTTAGCACCAGTATCAAACAATCCAGCACCATAGCTTATGCGCCTTCTTGCTTCTTCATCTGCCTGTGCCGCAAGCACTAAATCTTGTTGAGCAATAGAGTTGTAGTAGGCAGCAAGTTCAGGACTTGTAGCCATCAAGTTACCGCCTTGAGCAGTAGCAGCACCACCTCGACCTTGTTGGAATAACTTGTTTTGAACCTCTGCAAGCCTGTTCTGTTGGCTAGGTGCAAGCAAAGCCTGTTGCTTGGAAATGTAGTCTTGTGCCGCCTGTTCAGGTGTTTTAGCAAGGTATCCTTGACCCAAACCAAACAGACTCTGTGCCGCACCAGTTAAAGGCTGATAAGCGGCTCTAGCACCCTCTATATCAGTCATGCCTTGACCAGCAACAGTTCTCAATCTATCTTGATAACCTGTGATTTCAGCACTAGGTGTATATCCTGCACCAGTGACATTACCAGCGGCATCAGTTGTAAAGTTGGATGAACCAAAGCGAGTAGTTACGCCAACAGGTCTAAACCTTGCCGCATCAGCAGCAATTTGTGCTGCACGAATCTGTGCATCAGATTGTGTTTGAGCAGATTCCTTGGCTTGCTCAGATGTTAGATAAGAACCACCAGCACCTATTAACCCTTGAATAACAGATGGCGCAAAAGTCTTTAAAGTATCTACATCAATTCCAGTTGCTTTTGAAATAGCAGACAGCATACTTGAAGTAACACCAGTTCCAGCCGCACCTGATGCTGTAAAACCACCTGATGCTTGAGCCGCCATGTTAGCTTGGGCTAAAGTATTATTTGCTAATGCTTCACTAGCCGCTAAGTCTGCACCAGCACCACTTAACAGTCCTGCTTCAATAGGTATTGCTGGTAATGCTGTTCCTGCATAACCAGTAAGATTGGCTTGGGCTAAAGCATTTGATGCTGCAATATCTGCCGCAGTAGCACCACCGCTTAATAGTCCCGCACCAGCAGCAGTTGCGGCTAACTCTGTCCCTGCATAACCAGCAAGATTAGCTGAAGCGAGTGCATTTGAAGCAGCAATTTCAGCGGCACTAGCTCCTCCAGCCGCCGCCGCACCAGCACCACCAGTAAACAAACCACTACCAGCAAGGGCATCAGCACCAAATCCCGCCAAAATCATCGGGCTGAAGTCTTTGGCTATATCGCTTACAAATCCACCTATTCCACTACCACCAAAGTCACCTTGTACATTGATGCCATAGTCAATAATCTCGCCATTTTTGTTAATCTTTGGTTGAGAAATTACATCAGGATTGCTAGGGTCAATCCGTAAAAATTGATCTTCTGGAAAGGTAACAAATTGGAAATTACCTTGTGTGTCATAACGCGCAACTAGTGGCTTATCTTGATAAGTCTTGCCAGTTGGAATTTCATAGTATTTAGTTTGTCCTCCTCCACCACTCTTACCAATGTAAGGAACTTTTACTGCATATTTTGCATACTCAGGTAGCACTTGATAACTATCAGCAGAACCGCCAGTTCCGCTTTTTCCAAAAGACTTTACTCCTTGAATGAAGTTTTTTTCTAACTCGGCAGGAACATCTTTTAATAAATCAGGATTAAATGCTTTACCTAAAACCTTTGGAGGTTTAACTACTGGAGTAGGACTGTACCCAGAAAAATTCAAAATGCTTGCCATTTTCTTACTCCTTAAACAGTACCATTGGCAATCACATTGCCCAACACAGTGAAATTACCTGAAGAATCTATCTTGGCAACAGCAGTCGCTGAGTTGTAGATGTACAAAACATTGCTTGTCTCTACAAACGAAAAGTTTGTGAAGTCACCATCTGCCTTTGAAGTAATCGCAGTTTGGATGTTGGTGAACTCAGTATCAATCTCAGTTCCCTTAACAACCTTTGCCGCATTGCCAGAAATCAAGGCATCTTTTGCCGCAAAGTTGGTGGTTTTTGTGTAATTTGCCATGATGTTTCCTTACGCCATTTTGCCGTTTTTGGCTTGAATTTCAATCTTCTGAATGCTTATGGGCGCACCATTGATCTGCACCTCATAGCCTGTTTGAACAACCTTACCAAAGCCACTTGCTTGACCAACCAATGTACTCAACTGAATACCAGCAGAATAGTTTGCAACTGGTACTCCATTGTCTCCATACTCAGCAATCCCATACTCAGCAACAGTAGTAACAGGAATCTGCAATGTTTGAGCATAGTATTGACCAGAAAAGTCATAGCCCCACTTGATGATGAATCCTTGATTAGAGCCACCAATGACAACAACAGAAATCTTCTTCAGAATAGATGTAATATTTACATCACCAAGGTCTGCATAGTTGGTGAAATACTGGAAACGATAGGTAGAAGCATGGTCAAGAAAAGTACCATACTTGCACACAAAACCATTCTTACCAAGAAGCAAATCACCATTGCGCTTTGAAAAAAAACAAGTAGGCTCAATACTCTCCCAAGTTGTTACCCTAGCACTGCCATCTTGTAATTGCGCCTTTGTATCAAACACATATACTTGTTTGGCAGTAGGCAAATTTAGAAGATAAAAAGCATTGCTTTCAGAGTAAACAGCCTTGATGTTTGATAAAGTCTCACCACCAACATTAGTCATCAAGTCATTACGAACATTCTTAGACAAGTCCCGCAAAGGTGCTGACTTCTCTTGAATAGTACGCAACAAGCTGCGAACACCACTGTTTGACAAGAAAATAATGTCTGTGCCAGCAGTAGCAATAGAGTCCCTAGACAAGCAACCAATATCAGCAATTGAGTCATGCAAAGCCATTGTGGATGGTGTTGTAGCACCCGAGTACACTAATATCTGACGCTTACCAAAGATAAACAAGAACCCGTTATGTGCGCCCAAACCAACAATCTGGTCTGAGCCATTAGGCCAAACTCTAGAAACATCTAAAGTACCTGATGTACCACCTGACCAGTTATGTCCTGCCAACAAATCAGAGAAAGTGATAGTCACATTGTCTGCTGAAGTCTCAGCAACCCATAACCTACCAAAAGCAGATATAGCAACATTTGCTAAAGGAACAGTACCTGTGTAGCCAGTTTTCTCACTAACTCTGCGGAAAGTTGTAACGCTAACAGCAGGGTCATAGATCAACGGGTCATTGCCTGATTGAAAGAAAAATGTAATCCCATTTAGGGATGCACATTGATAATTAGTTGTGGTGATAGTGGGTGCTGTACCACCACCGCCATAGGTGAGTTCTACAACAGCATTGCTTCCATCAAGTTTAAACAGCTTGTTGTTGCCAGCAAACAATGTAGTCAAAGTCCCATCAAGTTGCACTAACTCATGGATGACTTTAATGTCGTTTGCGCCTAAGTTTCCTGAAGAAGCATTGACTCTTGAAAAACCTTTACGAGAACCAACCCGACCATACTGGTCAATCACGCAATTAGTAGCAATAGCCGCAAAACCACTCGCTAAATCTAGCGGTGAGTCTTGGGTATTCAGTCCATAAAATCCTGGGGCTGAAACGCTAAATAATCGCAGTGCCTGTGTCATACGGGTACAAATTCTTGGTTCTCAGGATAGCGAGTGCTTTCCAAAGCAATGTGGTCAGACAACATAGCCTTGTAAAGCAAGAATGCTTCTGATGATGAAGTACCACCATCTTCACCACGTTCTATCAAAGCCCTTGCATAAGCATTCTGAGCCACTAGTACATCAGGTACAGATACAACAGTTACATCTGATGACAAGGTTGCTTGTGGCACTGTTAGGGCAAACTTGATCGTATATACACCATCAGGTATTGGGTACAGATTTACCTTAGTGTCGTAGCTTGCATCAACACCATCAAAAGCAAATTCTGTGGGTATTGAATTGACAAGTGGCGTAAAGTTTAACTTGCGATTCATGTCCACAAAAGTGATGTTTATGAGTCCAACATTACTTGTGGTATTGATTACATCCATGACTTGAAACTTCTGACCAGCACCTGTTAAAGAATAAGATGCTGTAGATGATGCAGTGGTAACAGTAATTGTCTGACCCAAAACATTCCAAGAAAAAGCATCTTCAATCTGACGTTTTGCATCATTGACAAACTTGCCAATCAGTGTTGAATAGGCAGTTTGATTGTTTGCGGTAACGACAGGTTCTCTGAGTCGAATCAGAACATCGTTGATAAGTTCAAGGTAGGTCATGTTCTAGTCAACCCTTCTTCTTCAAATGTGGCTATAAAACTAAATGTGCTTGCAGATTGTGTTGTAATTTTTAACTTATCGCCTTCTTCAAAAACAATATAGGCATTACCATCAAACTGCAAATATTCTTTTGTACTGAAATCAAGAGCAGTCAATATATCAAGCGTAGAGTTAGCACTTGAGTCAAACCACTGAACAGTTATATGCTTGGTAGAGCCACCAGTGTTGTGGATATACATTACAGTAAATTTTGAGTAATAGCCTCTAGGACAGGTATAGACTGTAGTGTCTACTGCCGCTGTGGGACTAACTCCAACTGATAATGCTCTCATTTCGCTTTTGCCTTGTTCCTTGCGGATATAGCTTTAGCTTTTGCCTTTGCGTCAGCCTTTGAGGTTGCACCCCATGCCTTGAGCGAAAGAAGCAGTCTTGTTGGTTCACCATCCTTGTACTCTGCACCAGCATTGCTGCCCATACGAGCCAAGAAACTTGCTCTGCGAGGGTTATCCCCCGACTTTACTGGCGGCTTCAGATTACCACCAGTTTCTGCATTATAAGACGCTCTGCCCTTGGCATTCAAGCCGCCTTTTGGATTTTGACCAGCTTTTGTTTGCCAAGTGGGTGTTTTCATCTTTTACCTCATCTAAACTTTGACGTTTTCTTTGCAATGCTCTTTGGTTGGGCAACAAACTGTTTACCAGATGCAGTACCTTTGCGCTTGGCTTTGGTAGTTGCCGCATACTCAGCAGCACTCAAAGACTTAATTGCCGCCTCTGGCAGATACCTCTCACCCGTCTGGGATGAGGGTTTACCTGACTTGGTACGCCACTTCTGCTTACCCCAATCCTTGAGAGATTGTTGTGGGTCTTTCACTTCTTAGCCTTTGGCTTAGATGGTGTGTGCGTCAAGACCTTGCTAGATGCAGAATGCTTTGCACCCGTCATCAAAGTTGAACCCACCTTGTGAGTATCACCCTTGTACAGCTTGCCATCAGGCAAATAATGTGGCTTGTCTTTGCTCATGTCTTGTAACCCCCGCCTTTGGCTTTGTACTCTTTGGCAAGCAATTGTGCTTTTCTTGCTGACCACTCACCAGAATCCCCACCTGATGACCCTGCTTTGATCTTCTCAAACAAGGCTTTTCGCATGGTGGGTTTGGTGTAAACCCCTGCTTGGTTGACCTTGGATTTGGTTTTCATTTTTTCTTAGCCTTACCAGCTTCAGATAAAGCTATTGCCATCGCTTGCTTTGGGTCTTTGACAACCTTTTTGTTGGATGTCAACTTACCCTTGCCAAACTCAGTCATTACCTTGCTAATCTTGGCTTGTGCTTTAGTCTTTTTCATGTTAATACAATACTTTAGCTGTGATAGTTCCAGAGGTGTAAGCAGTGCAGTTTGCCCGCAAATACTTAGGAGCATTGGCTATGGTGACAATGCCATCAGCGGTCAAAGCAGTACCAATTGTGGCAAAGGTTGTCCCATCCAAGCTACCTTGGAATGCAACAGTTGCGGTTGTAATGCCACTAACTTGCAAGAATGCGGGTTGTCCAGCATCTGCTTGTACAGATTTAGAAGCACCTGTAGCGACAACAGCACTCAATAGAGTGACGGGAGTGGTTAGGGCTGACATTATTTACCTCTTGAGGATTTCTTCATCATGTTGGTAGCAGTCCTGCTACCCTTCATAGGCATAGGCATCTTTGGCTTACCAACCGCAACCATAATGGTCACAGGTACGCCCTTTTTCTTGCCCTTGCTTGTAGTCTCTTTAGCCTTACCACCCATCATTTTTCCGTACATAGTGTTCTCCTTATTTCCACAGTCGATCAGCACAAAAAGTAATCACACCGCCCATAAATGAAGCGATAGTCATACCAATCCAAATCCCACCCTTGCCTTTATTGGCAAGTTCAAGCAATGCTTTTACATCTGTACTCAATTGAGATACTTGAAGTTGTAGAGAATCAACTTGAGCCTCTAATCTACCAAAATCTCTTGCGTCAATTTCAGCCATTTGCTACCTTTCGGGGTCTTCCCATACGCTTAATTGTTGGAATGACAGGCGCACGAAATGCGGTATCTGTTCTAACTTCTGATTCTATGGTTACTTCTGGTTCGTCTACTCTCACATATCCCTGATGACCCCTCATAGAGTCAATGTCGTGCTGGTATGTAAAACTCACAGTGTTACCTGTTTGAAGACAACGAAAAGTAGCCATAAAACCCTTAAATGAGAAAGGGGGGACTAGCCCCCCAATCTTTACACCATTCGAGCAATAACCAATTTAACAGTAGTGGATGCTAAATTAACAGACCCACCAGTTGTATTAGTTGTTGCAATAGTCACTGTGTTTGCCGCTGAAACGTAAGCACGGCGAACTAAACCCGCCTCATCTACACCAGCCGACATACCAATAACCATATCGCCAAGGGCAACGCCAGAAATGGTCACAGTATCAGTACCAGCGGCTTGGTCTGCAACAGATGCAGAATCCAAAGTGCAAGTAACTGTCCATGTATCACTGAACAAACCCCGAAAAGAATCGTTGTCTCTGTTTAAAACAACTGCTGTTGCTGCTGCCATTTTTGTTTCTCCTAATTAGGTTAAAAAAGTCCCCCCACCACTAGGGCAGGGGGCGCAACTGCAATTAGGCAGGAACCAACAAAGCAAACATAGATGCAGACTTAGCCGCACCAGTGCTTGCTGCATTACGCAGAATTTGCACTCCATACAACGTATCCGCTGTGTACAGAGTTGCAAGGTAGGGCTGTTGGTACTGAACTTGTGAGCGAATAGCCATTTGTTCAACCAAAACCAGTGAGTCCTTGTGACCCATCAAGCAAACCCGTGGGTTATTAGTGCCTGAACCTGTGTCGCAGTTAGACGATACAAAGACAGGGATACCATACAAGTTACCGATTTCACCAGTGCGGATAGTACTGTTTGTACCACCAACAAAGGCTTGTTCAGTGTAACGAGCCAAACCCATCAAAGTGTTGCGACTTGAGGGAGGAATCAGAAAGAAACGCTGATCCATTGGGGTATCAGTGTCATCGAGACGCTGAATGGTGCGGCGAATAGCGGCATCGGTCAATGCTGACTCATTGTTGTTTGCGGCAACATAAGCAGTAGTACCATCACCACCAATAAAAGCACCAGTTGCATACACGTTTGTACCAGCACCGCCATTGGTAGAACGACCTAACTGAACCAAGTCAGTATCGACCTGCTTAGCCAAAGCGTAACCAGCGTCAGAAGTGTAAAAATTACGCAAGCTGTTCAAGGCTTGGGCTTCGACAATATCTTCAATCAAACGGCTGTATTCGTAATGCTTGTTGATAGAAACTTGAACTTCAGACTCTGTAGCGGCAATCAAGGTGACTGCTGTTTCAGCGGCTTTAGCAGAAGCAGAACCACGGGTAGGTGCGGGAATGTGAATTACATCACCCTTCTTGCCCTTGAAGTTCATCTTCATAATGAGGTTCGCAAGAACCAAGTTTTTCTTGTAGGCAGCTACAATTTCATCACTCCAAATTTCAGGGATGAATTTTTCTGCTGTGGTTACAGTAACTGAATTACTGGGGGAAAATGAGGTTGCCATTTTGAATCTCCAAAAAACGATAGGTTAAATTATTTGACCCGTCCGTCTTGATACGCTTGCATGATTTCTCCGCTAAGCTGCTCATAACGATCTGGGTCGGTCATTTTCAGCCGAATTAGATCAGCCCTTCTGTAGACCCTCTTTCCAGACTCCCCACTTCCACCTACATCAACTCCCGCCGCCTTAAGGTTTGACTTTCGCTGGGTTTCCCCTGCATCTGAAGTCTGTTTAGCCTTAACACCACGCAACTGCTTATAGGTACTCAGCAACTCGTTTGCACTGTCGTAATCAAACTCACCATCAGCTTTTGCGTACAAACCAAGGCGAATAGGTGAAGATTTCACCCAATTCACAAAGTCTGTATCTTGAGCAATCTGACCAAAATCAGGATGCTCTGCCGCCAGCTTTTGCTGAATCTGCATCTTTTTAAACTCTTGACCAGCTTGTCTAGCCGCAAGTACATCAGGATGATTGTCAACTGTTCTACGAACTGCCTCTTGTGGATTCTCGAAAAAATCTACTTCTGGCTCTTTTTCAATAGGTTGCTGCTTAGAGGAGAGGTTTTGCTTTATGAGTTCATCTGCTAGCTTTCGCACTTCCCCAACTTCCTGCGCTTGCTTTCCAATCAGCTTCTCAGCTTCTTGGTGCATCTTGACCACTTCTTCCAAAGATTTCTGCCTGTATTTCTCAGGCATCTCGGACAAGGGTTCTACAACAGGTAGTTGCTTCTTTTGCTCGACTGCATCTAACTCACTTAGCGTCTCATCTTCATTGTCAATCAACATATTTCTTCCTTTTCCTGCCGTTATCGGTTCTAGGACATTCAACTCGGCTTACGCTTATGAGTTGTGCTTTTGCTCCCACTTAAGCTGATCTAGGTGTTTTTTCTCGAACTTCCCATGTTCTGATGGGAAAGAACCAGACCACCCTTCTAACTTGAAGTTTGGAGCAGATAAAGTGCGATTGGCTGTTTCTCCGCACTCACATCTAAAACTCGTTGTCTCATAATCAACAAGTCTTTCAGTTTTATGCCCGTTTGCACAGGCAAAATCAAACATTCTTTTCATTCAATTCCTCGTAGGCTCTTTCGCTGACTTCTTTCAAGGTTTTCAGCCAAGTCAAGATGGAAAGTTCACCTTTTTTAAACATCAAAGTCTTTTCATCAGGAATCACGCTCAGATTATTGAGTGACTCTATCATAATGTCAATATCCATGCACAAATCCTTCCAACCCTCCGTACTCATCATGGAGAATCGTTCTGAATAGTATTTGTCAAGTTCAGGTGTCACCAAGGCACTCCTGTTGCAGTTGTTGGGTTCTTCTGTGCAGCAATCTGTGCGGCCAAAGAAGCCTCAACTGTTTCCTCGCCTAGCTTGTCTTTAACCCACTCAATTACTTGAGCCTTGGTCAAAGATGCGTAGGGGGTTGTTGGCGTACCAGCTTCAAAGCTGACAGTGCCATAGGTGGATGCAGAGAATTCACCATCTACTTTTGTGACGTTGTAATGCACTGTCGTTACAAAGTTGTCAGAGGTGTTGCGGTCAAGTTGGTTGATTGTGTAAGTTGTGGTCATGATTTTTTATTGCGGTTGCGTTGGAAAAATTACACCAACAAGATTTTTATTTTCATCAAGTGTTGGATTGCTATTGTTTGGCAAGTCACGAAGTGATTGTCGATATATTGACCACTCTGTTTTCTTTTCGGAAGTCAAAGGCGAATCAGCCATTTGAGTCCAATCAGATGCTCTTAAAAAAACATTACGCAATTTACGCATTTCAAATTGAGCAAGTGTGTTTGAGTCGTATAACATTATTTATCCTCCGCAGTATTGAACAGTTACAGATGGTCTACAAGTATGCTGCGCCGTTGTGCCACTACCAGTTAACTCGTATGTCGGCAATATTGTTGTTGTTTGCGCCGCTGTTGCAGACACATATATTGGATATGTTCCAGTTGTATTTGCATCTACAGAATCAATCCCAGAAAATGATGGGTTTTGTGTTCCTGTTGCTGCCGTTGCCGTTCCACCCAAAGTAAATGTTGAGCGTTCATTTGTATAAGTATTTGCGTGTGATGTTTGTAAATTTGTGCTTACAAGATATTTTCCAGCAATATCAAAAGTAATGGTAAGAGTGCCAGATGAATTGACCATTGTCACAAACCCAGTATCGTAAGCAGTTCCAGTAGCGGGTGCATTGGTGATTGTGCCAGATGTATTTGTTGGATTAAACGCAGTCCATACATAACAAGCTAAAGAAGGTTGGGTGTATATAATGTTACCGCTGGAGTCGATACGCATACGTTCTACAATACCAGTAGAGTTGTTGTTAGTTCCAAATGCTAAATATCCACTAAAGTTTCCACCAGTTGCGTTTTCTTTGCGTCCAACAATATTGCCAAATACTGCAATTGCAGAAGTTGTAGAATAAAACCCACCAAGACCAATACCACCACCTAAATCAATAGCCGCCGAATCAGTGCTGAATGCTTGGATGGTTTGGTAGTTGGCAATAACAGCACTTGCGGCACGGGCATCCAGTTTGTTTAAAGGCGAAGTAGTACCAATCCCCACATTACCAGAGGAGTCGATACGCATAGCCTCCGCACCACCCTCAGAAAAAGCAATGGTGTCAGCGGCAGGGAAGAAGATACCTGTGTTGGTGTCGCCTGTAGTGGTAATGGCAGGGGCTGCTGCTGTTCCAGCATCAAAAGTTACAACACCAGTTAGAGTTGCACTTGTTAGCGTCTTATTAGTCAGGGTATCGGTTGTAGCCTTACCAACCAATGTATCTGTAGCCGCTGGAAGCGTAAGAGTTGTAGTGCCAGCTACAGCAGTTGCTGTGACTGTTGTAGTCCCTGATGTTGTTCCCGCAAGAACAACTGTTCCAGACCCTAGTGTTGAGGTTGCCATGATTTACTTTCCTTTAAGGTGTTCCATTTGCAACAATATTTGCCGCAGATGTAATGATTCCCGTTGATGACATTGATGCAATTGTTGTTGCTCCATTCTTAAATATCAATTTACCGCCTGATTCCTCAATAGTAAAATTGGTAGTTAATAACTTGGGTGTTGATGCCGCCGTACCCGTAGTGTTCTGATTCAGAGTAGGAATATCAGCAGCAACAACTGCCCTGAATGTTGGCACTCCAGCACTACCATTAGGTGCGGCTAAAACAAAGTTTGCAGTCTTAGACGCATAAGGGTTTAGCGTGTCTCCATAACCAGCAGACAAAGATATAGCAGGAGTAGCACCACCACTAGACGCAACAGGAGAAGTACCTGTTACAGAGGTAACTGTTCCTTGGAACTGGTCAGCAGAGGAAATAGTGAAGTTGGGATAAGTTCCAGTGATTGTTGTTGTCCCACCTTGGGTCAAAGCAACAGTTTGATCTGGCGCAGAATTGGTAACAGTAAAGTTAGGATAAGTCCCACTAGTGCTAATGCCTGTGCCAGCAGTTAACGCAACAGTCTGGTCTGGTGCTGAGTTAGTTACAGTAAAACTAGGGTAAGTTCCGCTTGTATTGATGCCTGTGCCAGCAGTCAACACTACTGTTTGATCTGGTGCGGTATTGGTAATAGTGAAAATAGGATAAGTCCCACTTGTTGATATACCTGTGCTTGCAGTCAGACTAACAGTCTGATCTGGTGCAGTGTTAGTAATAGTCAAAGTACCAGTAGTTGTAATTGGGCTACCACTTACGCTAATACCTGTGCCACCACTAGCCGCCACACTTGTGACTGTGCCTGTACCAGCACTCACATTAACAGTTACATCATCCCCTGAGTTGGTAGCAGTAACTGTTGCACCAACAAAGTTAATGTTCTTAACTGCACTGGTTATAGATGTACCTTCATCCTTGATAGCAATAGCCGCATTGGTAGACATAGTGCTGATGACGTTGATCTTTTCAGCAATGTCAGGAGTAACAACCTCACCAACATTTATTTCTCTGCCATCAGACAAAGTAACAATCAAAGAGCCATCAAAGTCAATGTTTGCGTTGACTACTGATACACCATCAACTCCATCAATCCCGTCACGACCCGCTTGACCATCAAGACCTCTGTCTCCCTTAATTCCGACTCCGTCACGACCATCCTTACCATCACGCCCATCCTTGCCATCAATGCCATTTCTTAGGCTAGATGACTTTGTTTGGATAGCTGAATTCAGTTCAGAAAACCTAGTTTCTATGTCAGATTTGATGCGTTTTAAGCCTTGAATCACCAAATCAGCACTCTTGCCTATGGTTTCTTCTCTGGCTTGTTCAGCTTTTTCTTCAGCAGACTTTTGCAACGCAACGATTAAAGCCATCTGCTCATCAGCAGACATACCATCAATGCCTAACTTGCGTTCTAGGTCAAGAATGTCCATTATGAAAGTTCCCTTGACAATCTATCTAAAAAATCACTTTCAGTCTTAGATTGCTTGTCTGCCATCTGCAATTCAACAATCTTAGACTTGTTCTTGATGTCTGCTTCCTTCAACATCAGGTCAGCAATCTTGACTCTCTTGTCAAATTCTCTCTGATTAGCATCATCTTCAGTAGGTAAATTTTTGGTTAAAGATGAACTCATCTTAGCCTGAACTTCTTGCGGCATTAACTGAGCCTCAACAGCCAATTTGATAGCATTTGCCTTGTTTTCTTCAGCTTGGGTAGTCTGAACAGCAATACCAGCTTGTGCTGCTTGCATAGCCAACTCTGCTTGCATCTGTTGCATCTGCTGCTGTTGAGGATTGGGTTGCATCATCTCATCCAACTTAGCAATCAACTCCATTCTGTTGGACAAGCTGCTGTTTCCAATGATGCCTTTAAGCAAAATAGGCAGAACAGGTGTATTTGCACCCAGAGTTTGAAGCAAACCAATAAATTGCTGCTGTTCATACTCCCTAGCAATGATGCCCAAGGTAGCTGTAGGCACAAAATTCATGTCCACTGAAGGGTAACGCTCTGGGTCAAACTGCATATACCTAAAAGCCGCTTGTTTGATGAATGGAATCAAGAAATCTTCTTGGAAATTCACCAAAGTGCGCTTGTATTTCTTGATGATTGAGGCAACAGCCATCGACATACCGCCACCATCACGGGATGCGTTACTAACCATGCCCTGTGAATCAAGAGTCCCCGTTGCTTGCAACAACATACGCTCAAACTCTTTGGCAGTTGCTAGGTTATTGGGGTCACTCTGACCAAACTTGAATGGGTAAATAATCTCACTTGGGTTGCCATTGGTAAGAATGGCTTTACCAGCCTTAACTTCAAACTTCATACCTCTTGGAAGTCTTGTTGCATCCATCGCAACCATAGGGGCAGTGGTTAAAGCAAGCGAATCCAAGTGAGCGCGAGTCTGAGCATCAATAGCTTTTTGCATATTGAAGGCTTTTTCCACTGTACCTCGCCCCAACAGGCGGTTTGGAACTGTATCGTCTTGGTACGACAACACAGGTCTATCTTTCATCATGTAAGGATTTTCTTCAGCCTTGAGCAACATACCATCATTGGCGATTACAACAATGGCTTCAACCATGTCCGAGTAATCTTCTGCCGCTGAATTCTCAGGAAACAACTCAACAATGTCTTTGTTTTCCTTCATGTTGTTTAAATACTCACGGGGTACTAACCCGTAGTACGTCAACAACAGAACCTTCTCATCTTGGTACTGTGATACCTCTTGGGTAGCCTCTAAGTCAGTGTCCTCGTAGGTGGGCGTGATGTTTACCTTGCGGTAAATGCCTTTTTCGATTCCCTCTACAATCTTGTGGATTGAGACGTATTTCTCAATAGCCACGCCCATACAGTCGTTTACAGAAACACCATTCGGGTCAAACAAAAAGTTCTTTGGGTTTACAGGGGAAATCTTGACTGCAATCCTGTCTCTCTGCATTACACCAATAGCTGCCTGACCCTGCATATTAGGAATAGCTTGAGTAGAGGGAACATACTCTGTCTCAGTCATTACGACAATCTCGCCAATGCCTGTACCATAGATTTCAGCCATCAATTCGATCTGGTCAATAGCTTTTCTGATTTTGTCTTTCTTAAAGTCTTCCATCAGTTGAGCCTTAATCAACTCAACATCTATAGGGTTTCCACCTATGTCTTGGATATTGTCTTCAATGTCAAAGAAGTCGCCTTGACCAAATATGGCTTCCATGATCTCTGCGTGGCGAGTCTCAACAGCTTGTTGGGTAGCAGGGGTAACAATACGGCTACGCTCAGACTCACGGGTCTTGTCTTCAGATGCCCATTGACCACGGAAAATGCGCTCATACTCTAGGTAATCAGGCAAGAAATTTGTATCTCGCCAATCTCTCCACTTGTCGCAGTGGCTAGTAATGAAATCGGTCAACTCTTTATCAGCCTCAGTAGGCTCATAAAATTCGCTTTGTTCTAGTTTGTCAGTTGCCATTTAGAATCCTGAAATTATGTCTAGCGGTTCCCACTCATCTTCATCATCATCTTGGAAGTATGAGGTAACAGCCAGTTGGTCAATGTAGGAAAGAGCATCAGGCAAGTCATCGTGAACTCCGTTGGCGGGGAACATCAAGAGTTGATCTTTGAATTCATCCCAATCTTCCTCAGAGTTCAGCACAATACGCCCATGCTCAAACCTTCCTTGGAGACTCCAGATAATTCTGTCAGTCTTTTTCCTGTTGCCATGCGTCAAGTCAACTATGTGGGAATATACATTATTTTTCCTCATTAGGTCACTCAAATAAGGCAAAACAGCGTTTTTTAACGCACCTCGCTCAATTCCAACACTCAAAGGGCGGTATTCCCGCATCTTGAGCAAAATCGTAGCGGCAGTCTCCCGAATATCCCAACGACCAAAAACAATCTCTTTGACAAACCATTTGCCCTCGTCAGTCACCTTGACCACCGCAATGGCTGTCTGGTCTAGCCTTTTCTTAGAGTTAGCCGCCTGTCTAGCTACTTCCTCAAATCCAGCCAAGTCAACAGCTACAAAGTAAGAACCATAGTCAGGTTCTTCTCCGTACTTAATCCATTCTTCTTTGAATACATCGCTTCCCGCATTGTCAAAAGAAGCCATATACTCTTGTTTGAAAGCGAATGAACTTAGGGTCTTCTTCGCACTTTCGATTTCACTAGGGTCGATTAAAGGGTTGTCTTTGGTGGTGAAATGCCATGCTTTCCAATCTTCATCTTCCTCTGACTGACCAAGTTTAAAGATGTCATAGAAGAAGTTGCGACCCTTGGGAGTGCCGATGAACATTGCTCTGCCCTTTTTGTCTGACAGAGAAGCACGAATAACCTGTTCCCATGCTTCAGGTTTGATGTCTGCAACCTCGTCAAGCACAGCGTAGGTGAGCGACACTCCTCGCAAAGTATCTGGTCTAT